GAGGGGGCGTAGTGCCTATTCCATCCTCAAGGAGATGGGTTTTAAGGGCTCTAAAGAAGAAATTTTTAAGCAGCTATCAGACATTCGTGAGGAGTTTTTAGGATGAAGAGATATACACATAGCGAAATATGCAGGATGTATGACAACAACCCAAACATGACTTTGTTGCAACTGTCAAGAAAGGTTGGCATTCCTATTCGTGTATTGAAAGAAATACTAATGGGGAACAACATATGAAGGTGTTTGTCTATTTCAATTTACACAAGAAGCTTTTCTCTGTTAGAGCTTTGGAAGGCAAGAGCAAAGGCAAGGTTGTTGCACATTTGCCTAGCTTGTGGCTTGACACGCCTGAGTTTAAGGTGAGCAAGGCAGGCAGACAGCGTGTGCTTAGGGAGCAGGTGAAGAATGTCCATGCTGGTGTGGCTGGCTATTGGGAGGATGAAAGCTCCCTCTATTTAGCAGGCTTGACATGGCATAAAATAAGGTATAATCCCTACTTGTTTGATAGTTTTGTAGACCATACAGAAAAGCCTATATGGTTTGCAGATGTAGCTAGGCTGTGTGTTAACAATAACAAGCCTATTCTTGAAGCTGGTGTTTATGAAGGAGCATATGATGGGTCTTGATATGTACTTGAAAGGAAAACGCTTCATGTGGTACAAGGAGCGTGAGGACGAAGCTTGGCAAGAGCTTGACAAATACACCAAAGGTAGGAAAGTGTCTCTCATAGAGCTAGAGCTTGGCTATTGGAGGAAAGCCAATGCCATACATGGCTGGTTTGTACGCAATGTGCAGGGAAATGTAGACAACTGTGACGAATATTTTGTCAAATACAGCGATCTTGTTAAGCTTAGAGATGTGTGCTTTGAAGTTTTGGCTAACAAAAATCCAGAGCTTCTCCCACCAACAGCTGGTTTCTTCTTTGGTAGCTCGGAAGTTGACGAGTGGTACTGGGGAGAAATTGACAGCACCTATGAGATGATGAAAGACCTCTGTCAAGATGAGGACATCATCAATGGTGTGGTTGATGTGTTCTATCAGAGCTCATGGTAACTAGCGAGTAACCGCATGAGCAACTGGTGGTTCTTAGTGTTGTTCATTGTCTACATTATATGCTTGACAATGTGATAAAAAGTGGATATAATTACTTATAAGTACATAAGAGTAGATGCTTATAATAGTAATAATACATATAAGGAATACATATGAGATGTGTTTGTTGTAATGAAAGGCTTTCAGACTTTGAAGCTACCCGTAGGCTCTGGTCTACTAATGAGTTTCTTGATATGTGTAACGCTTGCTTTTCCTTTGTTAAGGACAGCGTTGAAGTGAAGGAGAGGTATGATTTAAAACATGAGGAAGGAGAAGAAGGAGAAGATGATGAGTGATACAGAACAAGAGATGTTTGTCCACTTTGCCATTAGAGATGCTGTTGATGTGGCTAATGCCATTGGGTATGCAGAATTTCTAAAGCTTTTCCATGATGCTTGGTGCATGAGCAACCATGCCCTTGTTGATGGTGTGTTTGAGGAACTGGAGACATAATGGCTTTTGTTAAAACCCACCTCCCATGCACAGCTTGTGAGAGCTCAGATGGCCTGTCCCTTAACGAGGATGGAAGCACCAAATGCTTTGCTTGTGATACCTACACCCCGCCTGTTTCCACCCACATGGCTACCACCCCCTTACATACCAAAAAAGAAACGCCTGTAGAGGCTATAAATGCCCTTGCTGCGGCTTATTTAGCCCTACCAACCCCAAGCATTGGCTCTAGACGCATAACAATGTCCACCTGTGACCACTTTGGGGTGGTTGCTGATGGTACAAAAGCTGTGTGGTTTCCCTACCACAACCAGCAAGGCAAGATTGTTGCTGTCAAGAAACGCATGGTGGCAGAGAAGAAGTTTTTTATTGAGGGAGATTGGAAAGAGACAGGCTTGTTTGGACAGAACAAGTTCACCAAGGGAGGCAAGTATGTCACCATTGTGGAGGGGGAGTATGATGCTCTGGCTGTCTTCCAAATGCTTGGCAGCAAGTGGCCTGTTGTCTCCATCAAGAGTGGTGCAGCAGGGGCTGTCAAAGATTGCAAGGCTGCTTACGAGTGGCTCAACAGCTTTGAGAACATTGTGGTTTGCTTTGACAGTGATGAGCCCGGACAGCAAGCTTCCTCTCAGGTGGCTGCTTTGTTCGGCTCCAAGGCAAAGGTGTTCAAGCCCACTGAGGGCTTTAAGGATGGGTGTGATTGGCTCTTAGCTGGTAAGGAGAAGGAATTCATTGACCGCTGGTGGGCAGCAGAGAGGTATATGCCTGATGGCATTGTTGCTGGCTCCTCCCTGTGGGAAGATGTTAGTCGCCCTCTTGACAAGGCTGAGGTGGCCTACCCATTCATGGGGCTGAACAAGCTCACCTATGGCATACGCAAGGGAGAACTTGTCACTGTCACAGCAGGCTCAGGGCTAGGCAAGAGTCAGTTCTTGAGGGAAATTATCTGGAACATCTTGTGCAAGACAGAGGAGAACATTGGCTTGATGTTCCTTGAGGAGAGTGTGCGTAAAACTGGCTTGAGCTTGATGAGCCTTGCTGCTAACAAGCCTTTGCATTTGCCAGATGTAGAGGCAACAGAACAGGAAAAGAGAGATGCTTTTGATGCTACACTTGGCACTGACCGTGTGTATATGTTTGACCATTTTGGTTCCACCAACATTGAAAACATTGTCAGTCGCACTGAAGAGTTTGCTCGTGCTTTTGGTTGTGGCTATGTGTTCCTTGATCACGTTTCAATTGTTGTTTCAGCCCAGAGTAATGGAGATGAGCGAAAAGCTTTGGATAGTGTGATGACTTCCTTGCGTACATTGGTGCAGAACACTGGCATCAGCCTCATCATTGTCTCCCACCTCAAGCGTCCTGAAAGCAAGGGACATGAGGAGGGGGCTGTCACTAGCCTTGCCCAGCTTAGGGGAAGTGGAGCCATTGCTCAGCTTAGTGACATGGTGATTGGTCTTGAGCGCAATGGACAGGCAGAGGATGAGACAGAGCGTAACACCACCAAGGTGAGGGTGTTAAAGAACAGGTTTAGTGGCTTGACAGGGCCAGCTTGTTCTCTGTTATACTCTAGGGAAACTGGTAGAATGTCTGAGCTTGAGGAGGAAAAGCTATGAGCAAGTGTAAAAATTGTATGTTCCCTGAGAAATGCTCATTGAATTGGGAGTTTGGTGAGTGTTATTATTACGAGTGGCTTGAACTGAAGAGGGACGAGCTACGAGATGAATATGCTGTAGGGTTTGATAGCCCACCTGATGGAGATGAAGATGTTAGTTGACATAGATGATGAGCAGGTTCCTAAAATTGTTGCTGCTTCTTTGAAGGATAGCGTACACACCTTGGGGATGTATTTGGAACAGCACAAGAAGAAAACTCCAGGGTGGGTGGCTGTCTTTTCTACAGACAAGAAGGAAGACATCAAGCAAATTAAAGAGATGCGAGAGGCACTAACTCTTGCTTTGTCATGGTATTCAACAGGAGAAGATGAATGACTACATCAGAGGTGGTTTTAATTCAAGAGAATGAGGATGGTAGTGCTGTCCTCCAGTTTAATTTTTCTAAGGAAGAGCTTGATGCACTTACACGCTATGGCATTGTCACTGCGATAATGAATGGCGTTAAAGAAGCTGAGAAGCTACACCCCAATTATGGCGAAGAAGAAAAAAAAGAAGAGGCGTAACCCTGTTGTTCTTGCCTTGTTATCAAGGCCAAAGAGAAACGCAGGGAAACATAGGAACAGAAAGAAAGAAGCAAAGGAAAAAGAAATATGAGTGGCTGGCTTATTGCGGCAATAGGAGTGGTGTATGCTGTTGTTGCTCTTGATCTTATACGTAGTGGGAACATTGGCTTGGGGATTGCTTTTGTTGGCTATTCTATTGGCAATGTTGGACTCACGATGGAGGCAATGAAATGACACCAGAGATTTATGATGGACTTTTAGATCAGCTTAACAAGCTAACGGCGCAGGTAAAAGACTTGATTGCAGAGAATGGTGAGGTGTTTGAAGAAGATGGTATTGTTGAGCGCATCATTGATAATGACAGCGATGACAGCTATGTTCTAAAAGCAGGCGGTGGTTATACTCCTGGGGTTGATACGCTGTGCGAAATCACAGACACAGGTAACGGATACATTGCGTACTTCCCATCATATAGTAGTACCATGCAAGATAACTATATCTGTATGGACTATAGCGAAGCAGACTACCTACGTAAACTGCTGGCGTATATTCACAAAAGGACAAGCAAATGACACCAGAAGACGAAGAATTTGAAGCTATTGCCAAGCGACAAGCCCGTATCCAACGCGCTGAAGAAGCATTTGAATCTGCAAAGAAACATGAATGGGTTGGGCTGACGGATGAGGAAATATGGGCAGAAGGCGCTGACAATGTTATTGACCTAGCGTTTGCTAGAGACATCGAAGCCAAACTCAAGGAGAAGAACACATGACAAACGAATTCAACCCTGATTGGATGTGCGTATGTGGCGACCTGACTACGCTAGGGATTGTCCACCGCAAGGACGGCCCCTGCTATTACCCAGACAAGCGTGAGTGGGTTGGATTGACAATTGAAGCAATGAAGGTATAATATATGGACAACTATTTATTGGAACAATATATGCACAACTTAGTGAAGGCTAATGAAGAAGACCACCCAGATGTGGAAGAAACATTAGAGAAACGGGCTGAGAAATATGGAGACTATCGTGATGTAGCAGGTGTGTCACAAGACATCAAAACTGTCTTTGTACGCAGCAAGAATTGGTATAAGATGGAGCCATTCATGCAGGAGAGCTTGCACATGATTGCCAATAAGCTTGGGCGCATCTTGTCTGGTGACTTTTATTATGACGATTCGTGGCATGACATCTCTGGGTATGCCACTCTTGTGGTGAAACAGTTGGAGAAAAAGTGAACCTCTATCTCGATATCGAGACAAACAAAAAACATGACAAGATATGGTGTTGCTACACTTGGGATGAGAAGAATGGAATGGTATGTCATACAGAAGCAAGTACACTAACTACATTAGTAGAAAAATCAGACAAAGTGATAGGACACAACTTAATCGGATTCGATGGAGTGGTGCTAAGAACTTGCTGGGGAGTGAGGATTTCAGCGAAGAAAGCGATAGATACATTGATACTGTCAAGGCTTTACAATCCAAGCTTAGAGGGAGGTCACAGTTTAGAGGCATGGGGGAAGAGGCTTGGGAACAAAAAGATTGACTACCCACAAGTGTTCTTTGACAAGTATGCACAAGACGGGTTACTACCTAGTAACCTAGATTGTTGGGACACCCCAGACCTAGAGCTTCTCTTTCCCTATTGTGAGCAGGATGTTTCTTTGTTAGTTGATCTGCACAAACACCTCATTGGTTTGTTAAAAGACTTCTCTCTCAAGAGCATAGAGCTTGAACATGAGGTGGCAATTATTATTCAGAAACAAAAGGAGCATGGCTTTAGGCTTGATATACCCAAGGCTCAAGGATTGCTTGCTGAGCTACAAGGAAAGATGGGAGACATTGAGAGCCAGCTACAGAAAGTGTTTCCTCCCATTATTGAGAAGCGAGTGTCTGAGAAAACAGGCAAGCCTCTCAAGGACAAAGAAATTATTTTCAACCCTGGCTCTCGTCAACAAATTGCTGATAGGCTTGCTTCTCTTGGTGTTAAGTTTACAAAGAAGACAGACAAGGGCTCCATCATTGTTGATGAGAAGGTGTTAGAAAACATTGCTCTTCCAGAGGCTAAGCTGCTCTCTGAATATTTAATGCTGCAAAAGCGTGTAGCTCAGGTAGGAAGCTGGCTTGAGGAAGTGGGTGTAAATGGGCGTGTTCATGGTAGTGTCATCACCAATGGTGCTGTGACAGGACGCATGACACACAGCAGCCCAAACATGGCACAGGTTCCCAACTCAGGGAGCCCCTATGGAAAGGAGTGTCGTGAGCTTTGGACTGTGGATGAGGGGAATGTTCTTGTTGGTGCTGACGCTTCTGGGCTAGAGCTTAGGATGTTGGCTCATTATATGAAGGATGAAGGCTATGTCAAGACGGTTACAGAAGGCAGCTCGAAAGACGGGACAGACGTACACACTGTCAACCAGAAAGCGGCAGGACTACAGACAAGGGATCAAGCAAAAACATTCATCTATGCGTTCCTCTATGGGGCTGGCCCATCTAAGATTGGGAGTGTTGCTGGTGGTGATGCTAAGAAGGGACAGCAACTTATTCATGCCTTTCTTGAAAGCACTCCCTCGCTCAAGGCTTTACGCATTCAAGTTGCCAAGTATGCAAGCAAGGGCTATGTACCGGGGCTTGATGGTAGAAAGATATGGGTACGCTCCGAACACGCAGCACTTAATAGCCTACTTCAAGGCGCAGGGGCGATTGTTATGAAGCAAGCCTTAGTGCTGCTAGACCAACAGCTTAGGAAACACCGTATTCCCTTTGGCTTTTGTGCCAATGTCCATGACGAATGGCAGATTGAAACAAAGCCAGAATGGGCTGATGTTGTGGGAAAGCTTGCTGTGAAAAGCATAGCTGAAACTAAAGACATCTTTAATTTAAGGTGTCCTTTGTCTGGGGAATACAAGGTGGGAAAGACATGGAAGGACACACACTAATGGAGGAGGATAAACTTCTAAACCTTATTAACACAAGTGACCAAAGCGTTTATCTTTTCGTCAAAGACGGGAAGGTGACAATGGTGTTAGACAAGCTTCTTGACACCGAGTTTTTAGTGAGTTTATTTTCATATGTAACTGCTGTTGTTTTGTCTTCTGATGTTGACAACAGTGGTGGAAATATGCTACACTAATAGTAGTTACTATTTAGTAACATTTTTTTAAAGGAAACAAATGAAAGCACAAGTTAAAGTAGTTGGTAAATTGTTCTGGGCTAAACACATGGCTGAGCCCAATCGACAGTTCAACGAGACTAACAATAAATATGAGATTTGCATTGGCGATTTGTCAGATGCTGTTGTTCAGCGTCTAACCAATGAGCTTGGCATTAAGGTGAAACAGAAGGCAGATGATTCTTATGGAAGGGGCAAGTATGTCATCGCTAAGAGCAACTATGTCATTCGGGCTGTTGATGGACAGGGCAATGAAGTTTCTCCAGATCAAATTGGGAATGGCACAATGGCTGAATGCACCCTCAGTAGCTATAGCCATAAGCTATCTGCTCTGCATGGCAATGGTGTTAGCATCCTGCACTCCAGTTCCAACCCCGGCTTGAAAATTAAGCAGCTTGTTGCCCCTCCTGTGCAGCAAGAAGAGGAAGCTGAAGTGTCTCTATGATTGCTTTAGTCGATGGTGATGTGATGTGCTATCGCATTGCTTTCGCTTGTAAGGATGAATCCGAGGGAACAGCCATTACAACAATGGCTGCTTTCTTGGAGGAAATCTTGATGGTTGACTTGGGGCTGGATAGCTGGCAAATCTTTCTAACAGGAAAAGACAACTTCCGGAAAGAGATAGCTGTCACAGCCCCATACAAAGGCAACCGTACACAAGAGAAGCCTGCACATCTAGAGCTATTGCGTAACTATCTAGTAACCTCATGGGGAGCTATAGTGAGTAATGGAGAGGAAGCAGATGATTGCATTGCCATCAAAGCTACAGAGCTTAAAGATGATTGCATCATTGTTTCAATTGACAAAGACTTCTTACAGGTGGCAGGATGGCACTACAATTTTGTGAAGAAAGAAAAACGCTATGTCTCAGAAGCAGAAGGAATTCGTTTCTTCTACAAGCAAATTTTGATGGGAGACAGGAGCGACAACATTGTTGGCATCAAGGGAGTGGGGCCAGCAAAAGCAGAGAAGATGCTTGCCAAAGCTACGACAGAGCCAGAGATGCTTGCCGTTTGCTTGGAGGCTCTGGGCAACGAAAGAACTCTTGAGAATGGGAGATTGTTATGGCTAAGAAGACAGCACCAGCAGCTTTGGGAATTCCCACAAGCTTCCAACTTGCAGGCTGTACATGGAGTGTAAAAATTGTACAAGACCTACCAGACATGGGCTTGTGTGATCCAGCTAAGTATGAAATAAATATCAGAGATGGTATGAATTCTCAGGCAACGCTGGCTACATTTTTCCATGAGCTTGTTCATGCTATTAAATTTGTAATGGGGGAGACAGATCATAACGAAAAAGAAGTTGAAGGGTTTGGAAACCTCTTACACCAATGGCTTATTACGCTTAAGCTATAACGACAGCGAGTGGACACCGGCTAGGTTTAAAAGCTTCATCATCTCAGCATTGCGTACAGCAACGAGGAGATGGCCTCCTAAGTTTAAAGCAATGAAGGAGGCTTGCATTGGACGCAAGACAAACAAAGCAACAAACAAACTAGCCTATCATTACAAGTGTGCACATTGTAAAAAACTTTTTGTCGCTAAAGACATACAAGTAGACCACATATTGCCTGTTGTTGATACGTCTGTTGGTTTCCAAGGATGGGACATCTTTATTAACAGGATGTTCTGTGAGAAAGAAAACTTACAGGTGCTGTGCAAGCCATGTCATTCTGTAAAGACACAGCTAGAAAAGGAAGAAAGGAAAAAGAATGGCTAAGAAAGAAAAGGAACAATGGTATGTCTACCTCACCAGCTATTGGGTTCCATTTCCTACATCAGAGTATGGAGGACTGCAAGCTGTAGTGGCTAGAAATGTAGAGGAAGCCATTGAGTTTTTAACAAAACACGCTTTCTCATGGGAGACAGCCAGCATCAAGGGAGCCGCAGAGCTAATTGAAGCAAAGCTTAAACGTGCTGTTGTGCTGGCATTGGCAGATCAATATGAGGAGCCATTCATTGCAAAGGAGTTTGTAACTTGAGGGTAGAACTTGTATGGAGCACACCATATGGAGAGGCTCTCATTGCTCAGATGGCTAGGGTGAGCAACCCAACAAATAAACACAACTCAGAGACAGCCTCTAAGCTTATTGCTTTTCTCATTAGGAATAAGCATTGGAGCCCATTTGAGATGGTGAATGTTTGTATGGAAATTGAAACAACAAGAGACATTGCTCGTCAGATATTGAGACATAGAAGCTTTAGCTTTCAAGAGTTTTCCCAACGATATGCAAAGGTGACAAACATTGATGGCTTTAGTGAGGCAAGGCTACAGGACAAAGACAACAGACAGAATAGCCTGAAGACAGATGATGAATATCTGCGTAACTGGTGGAGGTATGCACAAGTGGGAGTTGCAGACCTTGCTGAGAAGTGGTATGATGAAGCCCTTGAGAAAGGAATTGCTAAAGAGGTGGCAAGAAAGCTCTTACCAGAGGGACTAACACAAAGCACCATGTACATGAACGGTACTCTGCGTAGCTGGCTGCACTACATTGACATTCGTTGTGACAAGGCAACACAGAAGGAACATAGAGAAGTGGCAGAGAAGTGCAAAGCTATAGTGCTTGAACAATTTCCTAGTGTTAAGGAAGCACTAGGTTACTAGCTAGTAACTTATGCCCTTAGCTCAGATGGATAGAGCAACAGCCTTCTAAGCTGTAGGTCAGAGGTTCAATTCCTCTAGGGCATACCAAGAAAGGAACATATGGAAAATAAAATAATGTGGAAATTTACACGCATCAACCAAGAGGTAGGAATACAAAACGATTTAGCAGTTGTTCTTCCTTCTGGAATTCCGTGGACAGAAGTTCTGGAACATTTTGCTGCTTTTCTAGAGGGCTGCACATATGCTGGTGTGCATAACATCTTAGACAAGAAAGGAGTGTTTGAGAAATGAAGCACCTCATCATTCCTGACACACAATGTAAACCGGGGCACAGCTTTGAACACCTCTCTTGGGTGGGCAAGTATGCAGCAGAGAAGAAGCCAGATGTCATTGTCCATCTAGGAGACCATTGGGATATGCCCTCCTTGTCCATCTATGACATAGGCAAGAAGAGCTTTGAAGGACGCACCTACAAGGAAGACATTGAGGCAGGCAAGGCAGGCATGGAAGCTTTGCTTGCCCCCATCAAGGCAGAACAGAAACGCTTGAAGGAGAATAAGCACAAGCAATGGAAGCCACGCATGGTGTTCCTCATTGGCAATCACGAGGAGCGCATTGAACGGGCTATAGAGAGCGACAGAAAACTAGAAGGACTAATTGGATATAATGATTTCAAGCTTAAAGAAACTGGATGGGAAACATATCCTTTTTTACAGCCTATTGTTATCAATGGCGTTGCTTATTGTCACTACTTTACTTCTGGGGTTATGGGGAGACCAGTTAGCTCCCCTACTCTGTTGCTCACAAAAAAGCATATGAGTTGTGTTATGGGGCACGTTCAAGACAGGGGCATTGCCTTTGCTAAACGAGCAGATGGGAAGCGTATGACAGGGCTCTTTGCTGGTATTTGTTATCAACATGATGAAGACTATCTGTCCCCACAAACCAACGGCTCATGGTCAGGTGTATGGATGCTCAACGAGGTGGATGATGGAGCCTTTGATGAGATGCCTGTAAGCCTGACATATTTGAAGAAGAAGTATAAGGAGGCATAATGGCTCTCACCCTTATCGACATAGCTGACTTGCTAAAAAGACAAGACTGTGTTACAATATTAGAACTGTTAGATGTTAATGAAGATGAGCTTGTCGATAGGTTTATGGATAAGCTAGAAGAAAAAGCTGATTTTTTAGAAAGGGAACTGGATGAGCTATGAAACACCGTGGAGCACTGTTGGCTACCTTACATATAAGCGCACCTATTCACGCCGCTTAGACGAAACTTCTCCCAATAGTCCGACAGAAGAATTTGAGGATACAATTGATAGAGTGGTGAATGCTGCAAACAATCAACTGTCTTGTGGCTTCTCGTATGGAGAACAGAAACGCCTCAAGAAATACTTGATGGAACTAAAGGGGACAGTTGCTGGACGTTTCTTGTGGCAGCTAGGTACTCCCACAGTGGACAAGCTTGGTTTGTCTAGCCTGCAAAACTGTGCCTTCACTGTTGTTGACAAACCTGTTGAGCCTTTCATTTGGGCTATGGACTTGTTGATGCTGGGCTCAGGAGTGGGCTATAACATTCAGCGAACTAACGTAGAAAAGCTTCCTCCTGTTAATGCTGAGTTTAAAACACCAACTCGTTCAGACACAGATGACGCCGACTTCATTGTTCCTGACAGCAGAGAGGGATGGGTGAGGCTCCTCGGTAAAACGCTTAAAGCAGCCTTCCTTGCTCACGAAAGCGGCAGACAAACCTTCACCTATAGCACTAAGCTTATTCGCTCCAAAGGGGCTCCCATCAAGGGCTTTGGTGGTGTAGCTTCTGGGCCTGAAGACTTAGTGTGGGGCATCTCTAAGATTGGTGAGATATTGGAGAAGAGAGCAGGCAAGAAGCTGCGCCCTGTTGATTGTCTTGATGTGATGAACATTATTGGAGCCATTGTTGTTGCTGGCAATGTTAGGCGCTCTGCTCAAATTGCCATTGGAGATGCTGACGATGTGGAATATTTGCTTGCTAAACGATGGGACTTGGGAAATATCCCCTCATGGAGAGCCATGTCCAACAACAGCGTGGTTTGTAATGACATTGGAGATTTGCATGAGTTCTTCTGGGATGGATATGAGGGTAAGGGAGAGCCGTATGGCCTCATCAACCTTAAGCTGTCTCGAAAGGTGGGGCGTTTGGGAGACACCAACTACCCAGACCCGGAAGTACAAGGATATAACCCCTGTGCAGAACAGAGCCTAGCTGATAAGGAAACCTGCTGCCTTGCTGAAATATTCCTGCCTAACATCAAGAGCAAGGAAGAGATGCTTGATGTGGCTAGGCTTCTCTATCGTATTAACAAGCACAGCCTTGCTTTGAAATGTCACCTCAAGAGCACAGAAGCCATTGTTAACAAGAATATGAGGATGGGCATTGGTGTAACTGGTGTGCTGCAAGCAACAGAGGAACAGAAGAGTTGGCTCAAGGATGTGTATGAACAGCTACGGGAATATGACAAGAGCTATTCTGCACAGCATGGCTTTCCTGAGAGCATTAAGCTGACAACAGTGAAGCCCTCTGGTACACTTAGCTTGCTTCCTGGTGTCACCCCTGGTGCTCACCCTGCTTATGCTCGTTATATGATTCGGCGTATTCGCATTGCAAGCAACCATTCATTGGTGCAGGTTTGTAAAGATCATGGCTACCATGTGGAATATCAGCAAAACTTTGATGGGACAGAAGACCACTCAACTGTTGTTGTTAGTTTCCCATTTAGCCACCCTGAGACAGCTAAGCTTGCTAAGGATATGACAGCCATTGACCAGCTAGAGGTGGTGAAGTGGCTTCAAGAAGTGTGGAGTGATAACAGCGTAAGCTGCACCGTCTACTACAGGAAGGAAGAGCTTAATGATATTAAGAAATATCTCAAGAAACATTACAAGAACAATCACAAGAGCTTGTCGTTTTTGTTACATAGTGAGCATGGTTTCAAGCAAGCGCCTCTGGAGGAAATTACGAAAGAGGAATATGACAATATGGTGAAAGCCACTAAGCTCATCACTCAGATTGACGAGGCTAACATTGGCCTAGAAGATGAGTGTGCAACTGGTGCTTGCCCTATCCGGTAGGACAAAGTGCTTCTTTTTGGCTAAAAAATCAAGGTCAGTTCAGGGGGTAAAACAGGGGGCTAGTACCTCCCTACATACCCCACATGAACAACCCTGATAGAAGGGATATATGAGCATTGTGTTAAACTTACGTCAAGGAATAGGCTTTGACATTGAATATAATAACGACATTCTTCATGTCATTGAAGTGGAAGGAAAGGAAACTGTTGCTGAATATGCAGGCATCATCATCAAAATACCATTCATATCTATATACATAGGCGAGTTCTATGTATAAAAAAGAAGGGCTCCTTAGGAGCCCTTTTTAGTTACTAGCTAGTAACTATTGCTGATACCCTTTTATTTCTTGTAAGCCATACTTCTCAATTAGTGCGTTATAGTATTTCTTAGCAAACACAGGGTCTGTTTTATATATTTCATTTGATAGAGCTACTCCTGCTGTTTTCTTAGCACGGCTTATAGCTTTATCCATATCCACTTCTTTTTTATACTTGTCCTGCTCCATAAATCTAGGATTATTTTTAAGCCTTTCAACTTCTTGAGCAATCAAAGTTCCAGACAATTCCTTAAGCCTAGAATATTGTTCTGTTGTTAGCTCCACTCCTTTAAGCTTCTTAGGAGAAGGAGCAATGTCTACATTTAGTGAAGACAAAGTTTGTTCAACTGATGTAGGAGTTACTGTTTTAATTCCAATTAAAGCATTAGAAACACTAGGCTCCTCTGGGCCACCTGTCATCTTATACTTAATTGGCAGGTTCTCTCTTAGTCCCGGTATTCTGCTTTGTGCTCTCTCAAGGAAAGTGGTAGACTCACGCTCATACTTGTCAGAAAGACGAGCAGTGGTTGCAGATATTGCTGGTACAATTGCATTAGCATAGCTAGTTAAGAAAGCCTCACCGTGACGCTCAGCATCTGTCATAGCAAAGATTGCTTTAGACAATCCTTCCATAAAGCTTTTCTCAAAGATGTTATTCTTAATAGCTTCAGCGTATGCTGATAGGTATTCTTTAGCATTCTTATCTGGGTTTTTATTATCACGATAGTCATTGATAATTTTAACCGCATCAGCAGTCATACCAAACACAGTAGCTAATGGTTCAATCTTTTGATAGCTCACCCAGCTATCTCCAACCTTTATACTAAAAGGAGGTCTTCCATCTTTAGGCTCTGAACCAGTGATTAGTCCTTGGTTTGCTAGGCTTGTTAGGTAGACAGCAGCACCAAGACCAATAGCTTGTTTAGCTAATAGTTTGCTTCTTTGCTCTGGCATTTTTAAAGCAAACTCAAACTTACCAGAATCTCTAATTTCTTTTTTAATAAGTGGAGCAGTGCCAGGAATGTAGCTTACGCCTTCTTTAAGGATGTTGTAAGGGGTTTTAACAAAGGGAACAATGAGCACACTCCAAGGATGTTCTGCTCGTGCATTAGCAATTGTTGCTGCAAATCCTGTAAGCTTTTCTTGGAAAACATTTTCTTTAGCAAATGCTTGAACATCTGTAAACTTAGTTACTCCAAGGTTTTCTTTTATTTTACTTTGCCAGTTTTCTACAGTGAATCTATCTGCAATTAGTTTGTTATAAATTGCATTAGAGTCTTCTCCTGTTTTACTTGCAATGTCAGCAGCTTTTCTATAAGCTAATGCATTGTATTCCATGCGTCTAAAGATGGCTTTATTAAACTCGTCAATAAAGATGCCAACCTTAGTTGGAAGACGAATGGCATCTCCAACTGTACCGGGAATTTGTTTCTGAGCATAGTCATAAAGCTGCGTCTTCAATATCTCTGCTCTTTCTTCTGGCAGATAATTCTCGTTAACAAATTTTCTAAACTGTCCTTCAGTCATGCCCCATGCTTTAGGGTGCATATTAACATCAAGAGGTCTGCCAGTAACCCAACCTGATTTGGCAAAAGCCATAGCTTCTCCAAAGCCCTGCATAATGCCCCTAATCATTGCCAGCCCTTCTCCTGCATATTTTTTCTCTGCTTGAGAATAAACCGCTGTACCCTCTGGCCCCACTGTTTTAACTTTTGTAGCAGCACTTGGCATAAAAGCTTCAACTGTTCTAATGACGGGTTGAATAATCATTTGTGTTAACGCTGAAATTGCATTAACAGCAGGCGTTGCTGGGCCAGAAAGATAGCCATTGATAATAAATTCAGATGCTATTAAGCCAGCCTTTCCCGGTTGCTTAGACATTGAATTTATAATTGAGGTCATTGCCTCATCTTTTTTATTAGCAGGTAAGTCAGATAAGATGTTGTCTACTTGTGCCTGCTTATCGGCAAGAGTGTCAAACCATGTATTACAAGCGGGTGAATAAGAACCTATTTTCATTTTATTCCTTTAATTACAACCAGCACCGGGAGTGGCATACCCTCCAATTTTTTCTCCCTTCATCACCATGTCTTTAGCATGACGAAGAGCATTCATTTTTGCTGATGCTTTTGATCGTTGTCCTTGAAAGATGTTAATAACACCTAAATGCATTTGAGTTGCAGCCATTATGTTTGTCTTTATCTCATCTGTCATTTTGCCTGCTTCCCTTAACAGGTTATATTCTTTTAAAGTGTTTTTAACAAAAGCCAAGCTCTCATAAAACTGAGGGGCAACTGCTGCAATTTGATCTGATGTCCATTCATTCTTTGGATTCTTTAAAACAAAATCAATTAAGTCAGCGTGTTCTTTTAATATAGAAGCTTCACCAGCAGCAGCCCTTGTTGGAAAATTCTCAGCACTCATTGGGCCTTTACCTATTCCTCTTAATGTTTTCCCTGTTTCACCCAGAGCTTGCGTAACTCTATTAACAATGTTAGTAGATTCTTGATCTAACACTTTACCAACTGTCACCTTTTTAGGTTCCCATTTACTTAGAACTTTTTCAACTTGTGTTTTAAAAGGAACATCTTCTGCATACACAAGCTCTTTAGGAGTTTGAGCCGCGCCAGCAGTTTGCTTACCAAAGCCTAAGTTAAAAGCACTTGGGTTTCTAACAAGCTGCTCAGGAGTTGGGCTCTGTCCTGCATCTATACGAGCTTGTGCAGCAGCTCTTTCCTCTGCTGTCTTAGCTGTGGCAGCTACAGCCTCATCAACTGTCTTAAAGCCATTCTCATCTAGCGTCTTCTGAATATTAGCAACCCGAGCCTGTTGAGCAGGAGTGAGAGGAGCTTCTCCTGTTGTTTCTTTTACAGGAGGAATGTCTGCTTCTTTAGCTACAACAGCGGAAGGAACAGGAGTAGGCTCAGGGGCTCTGCCTGTTCTTTGCATTACAGCAGCAATACGAGCATCCCTAGCAGCAATGGCAGCAGCATCAGGAGCCATAGCTTCTGCTTTTGTTGCTATTGGAAACTGAGCTGCTTGTTTCTGTCTAGCAAGCAAGGCTTTAATTTGGTCAGCTTCTGCTGTCTTCTCTGCAATAATTCTTTTGAGATAGTCTTCTGCACTGGTGAGCTTAGCTTCTTGAGGGGCAGCTCTACCTGCTATAGCTGGCTCTTGAGGGGCTGCTCTAAGCAAGGCAGCAGTTTGTCTTGGCTGCTCTCCCGGCATACGCTCAACAAGACCCATGCTTTGAGGAGTTTCTCCTTCACCCCTTGTAAGCAATGCAGCCTGTTGTCTTTCTCTAGGCTGTTGTTGCACCTCAAACAAGCGTTCTTCTGCTCTAGCAATATCAGCTTCAGTTTTAACAAGCCTATCTTCTAGCTGTTTAACAGCACTAGTTCCCTCAAGTCCTTCAACGCCTCTACCTTCTGTCCTTCTTAGGTAGGCAGGGGTTTCAATTGTTTGGGGTACAGCTTCATCAGCAGCTCGTGTTACAGGAGCAGTCTCATCAGCAGCTCTTACAACAGACGCTGTCTCACCAGCAGCCAGCTCATCAGCAATGCGCTCTGCTGCTGTCTTAGGGGCAACCTCTGGGACAGCAGGCTTTCGTGTTAGCCTTTGAATTAGAGCACCAGCGCCCCCACCAATGGCTGCTCCTCCAGCAGTTCCTATGATAGCATTAAGGGCTCTGTCTGCATTAAATAAACCAGTGTCTGCCCCTTCTTTAGTGATGGGTTCTAATAGACCACCAAAAGCTCCCTGAGCTGCTCCTTGTTTAGCAAGAGTTCCTGTAAGAGTTGCTGCTTTAAGAGGAGCAACAGCACCAGTAGGAAGAGCAACAGGATCTAGAATAGCTCCTGCAAAGCTACCAGCTATAGATGTTTTAGGATAGAGAGACCCATAAATATCAGAAGCTTCTTTCTCTGCTCTTATCTGAGCATTATCAGCAATCCCAGTAATTTGTCCAATACCTTGAGCAGAGCTTCCTAGTTGTCTAATAAACTCCTGTCCAAAAGCTTTAGATGCTCCTCCTTTAAGGAGGTGAGCAATAATTTGCTCATCTGTATAGCCTTCTTCTTTAGCTCCTTGAATGTTAAATTTATTCTTTTCTGCGAGATAGGAAGCTATAGCCTCTTTAGAATGCCCAGCCTTAAGCGCACCTACAAGATCAAACGATTCTTGAAGGGCTGTGCTTTGCTCTTCTGGAGAAAGAATCTCTGCCATATTAAGGAGCCGTTCCTAAGGACATATCAAAAGCTGAAAGTGGTTTAGTTGGTGGGCCTTTTTGTTCTGACTTTGGTGCAGCAGGAGTAGGGGTTGAAGGCATTAGTTTCTTTCTAACAGCCGCTTCCTCAGCAAGCATTCCATTGCTGTCCCACTCGTCTTGTGTATATGTCTTACCAGTACCGGCTCCCATAATTTTTCCATTCTTTACTGGAATACCAATAGGAACATTTGTAACCCTTCCCGTTATATCAGCAATAGGCATTGTTATCTTTCCACTTATAGCGTCTTGTATTGCTCTAGCTTGAGATGCTTGAGCTGTCTTTAGAGATGCTTGAGCTTGCATTTCAAGAGCCTGTACTCTACGCATTTCAAGGGCTTGCTTTTGTCTGTCTTGTTCAAGGTCTCTTGCAGCTGCTAAATACTTAGCCATTGCTTCTTTATATTCTTTAGAATCTTGAGGGGCTGTTTCCATAATTGCAGCGTTCTCTTGAATTTTCTGTTCATAGCTTTTGAGCTTGTCTGCTCTTTCTGCAATTTGACCTCTGAGAGCCTCTAATTCTACAGGTGCTTTTTCAGCCTCTCTTTGTGCCCTGTCTTTAGAAATCTTAAGCTCTTCTTGAGCAATACCAAGACGGCCTTGTTGATACTTAATTGCTTCTTCAGCTTTCCTAGCTTCCAAGCCAGCATTACGAGCCTTCAATGCATCTTGTGTGAGCCCCCTGTTAGCAAGCTCTTTAGACAAAGCTCCATACATTTCTGCATCGCTTGTAAGCCCAAGCCCTTGCACGGTACGCATAGCATCATCAATGCCCTTAGCCCTCACCTCATCAGCCGTCATTCCTCCCATCAAGCGTCCAGCACCATAGCCAAGCATAGCACCAGCATTGCCGCCAAGAGAAACCACTTGCTGCAAAAGCCCTTGAGCCCCCATCTGCTGAGGAGATGTGAGCATTCCTTCTAGATATTGCTGCCCCAGTTGTTGCTGAGTGGGCATATTAAATAAAGACATAACATCACTAGCCATTTAGTTTCTCCTTAAAGGAATAAGCCTAAGTCTTGATTACCATATGCAAGACCAGTACCAAAACCAGAGCTTCCTAAACCAGTATTAGAAAAAGCAGCTTGTAAAGCATTTATAGGTTTATTAGCAAACATACCACTTAAAGACAAGCCACTACGCTGTAGCATATTAGCCTGAGACAAACCACCAGCAAGGTTGCTTTGTGCAGCACCCATGCCTCCCTGCAACAAAGCACTTGCTTGTCCTAGTCCTGCTTGTACGCCTGCTTTACCAATGTTAGCCCCTGTTGTAAGGGCTCCCATGCCTAGCTGTTCAACACCAGCACCAGAGGAGAACAAACCTGTTCCTCTAGCAATGAGCTTATCAATGACATTCTGTCCTTGTATGCTGCTCTCTGCTGCAAGCTGAGCATTCACTCGTTCTCTTGCAAGCTGCCTAGCGTATTCATCTGGGTTCACCAAGCCAGCAGCTTCTCCAGCCCCCACCATGCCAGGAGAAACACCAAGGCCAATGCGTCCACTTCCGAGGGCTGCTTGTCTAGCAGCAATGTCCTCTTGCAAACGAGTGGGAGCAAGCAAGCCCATTTGCTGTTGATAATATTTCTGAGCCTCTTGCTCTGGAGTGCCAATGCCCCCTAGAGTTTGAGAGGACAAGCCGTATAGCTGATCTCTAAAGGCAGCTAAACGAGGGTCTAGCTCATACCCTGCTGTCTGCTTATCCGTATCAAAATAGCTTTTGCCAAAGCCAGAGGTGACACTGTATGGCCTAAACTTAGCAGCATCTGCTGCCATTCGTGCTGCTTCAAGTTGAGCTTCTGCTGCTCTATTAGCAGAACTTTGTGCCATACTTCCACTAATCAAACCTGCGCCTGCGCCAATTGCTGCTCCAATCCAAGGCATATTAGTCTCCTTTTGCGATCACTACTTGATCGACTTTGTTAATATCTGTTTCATCAGTTGCGTGAATACAAAACCAAACACTATCTTCAAGAGCTTCCACTCCATGATTTTTACCTGCTTCAATTGTTATACAAGCAGGGGCTACATATTCTTTTTCTTCCTCATCTACACATACAAGAACACGCCCAGAAGCAAGGATGGAAAGGTGGCTATGTTTGTGTTTATGTTGTACAGCAAAGCTTCCCTTTGGAAGCATTGTCTGTTTAGCATACACACCACTAGAGAAATGATGTTCAATGTTCATGCTGTACGCTGCCACATATATACAACAATGTACGGCTGCAAGTTGGCATTAGTGCCAGAAGAGCCAGTAGTTGATACACTCACTGTATGGCTATGGTCTCCTGCGGTTGTTGTTGTTCTGTTACCGGCAGAGATGGAAATTTCTCCGCTATACCAAGAACCATTAGCCAAACCACTAGTGCCCACCCAAGACATAACATCATGTGTATGTGCTCCAGTTGTGTTTGTAGAAGCTGAGTGCGTGTGACTCACAACAACCGCATCGGCAGAGCCGCCTGTAGCTCCAGCACTAAAGCCACTTCCATCACCAATCAACACCCTACCAGCACCAAAGGCTGTCCATGTACCAAAGCCAAGCAATGCTCCCGGATTGGTAGCAACACCAGCATTGGTGTAAATAGAACCAACAGGGTAGACAGAATTTAGAATGCTTGTTAAATCACTGTTGTCTAGCTTGGTTGCTATGGCAGTAGAAATTGAATTGAGCTCGTCATCAATCTCTGTTCCCTTAATCACCTTTGCTGGATTGCCTGTAGTGTAGCCATCTTTAACAGCAAAGTTGGTTAGTTTAGTATAGTCACTCATTAGTAACTCCGTCCTAGTTTAGTAAATATGTCCATCTTTTGAATGCTTAGAGGAGCTCCATTAACTGTAGCCTCAAAGCCCATCTGTACCACTTTGCCTTGTCCACCAAGAGGGGTGTTAACGGTGTCAACAAAAACACCAGAAGAATATTCTGCTATGTTGTATTCAGCTATGTTATATTCAGCAGGAGTTTTAGTGCTTAAGGTGGTGGCAAAGCTTTCATATGCATCTGCATAATCAAAGCCCAGCTTAAGAACAATGCTTTGTCCTCCACCGCCAATCATAACAATGCCCACCTTCTTTACAATTTTGTTTGTTGTGCTTTGTCCAAAATCAAAATAGGTGGTATAATAGATGAATGGATAGCCTGTCCCATTATCTGTATAGCCATAATATTCACCAATGCCATTAGGCTTTCCAATGTACAAAGAGCCATTCCTGTTAGCTGATAGAGCATATGCTTGATAGCTATCCCATGTTGTAACACGAGCAGAAGCATCCTGTAAAGGGGCTCTCATGTCAAAACAAAAGACAACAGGAGTGGTGGTGCTTGGAAAGCTTAACAGATAGAAAGCATTCTTTTCAGAGAAACAACTTCTAATTTCATTAGGAGAAGTGTTAGCCATATAAGCATACAAGTCATCCCTTACATTCTTAGAGATGTCTGTCATTGGCATACTCTTTTCCTGCACTGTACGCCCAAGGCTTCTAACACCAGAAGCAGAAAGAAACAAAATGTCATTACCTGTTTTCTGAATGCTATCTCTAGCTATACAGCCTACACCGGGAATAACGTCCTGAACAAACATAGAAGCTGGGTTGCTAAAGTTGTCATCTCCTCCTCTAAGAATGACAATGTTTTGTCTTAAGAATACGACAATGTACCCATTATGTGCAGCAAGTCCTACAATTTCATCAGCATTGTTAGGAAGCTTAGCATTGATATTCATACTACCAGCCGTGCTGCTTCCTCCTGTGTTAAAAGTGGGGAAGTTTACATCAGCAATATCTGTGCTCCACCAAATAGTGGTTTTGTTGTTATTACTTCTAGCTGTCCATAAACGTCCATAAGCAGCAAGAATACAATTTGGCCCATTATCTACACCTGTGCCAAATATAGGAGAAGAAAAAGAACCAGAATGGGCTGTATGGTTTATTAGGAGGGAGCAAACAGGAGAACCAGTGTGTCTAGAAAATATTACAGGTTCATGTCCTTGTTGTACTATTACACAATGGTCATACAAAGAAGACATTTGCCAATTACTAGCTGTAATGGTCATAGTAGGAGTGATGTCTGTTAATGCTCCTCCAATGCCATTAAGAAATAGTTTATTATTTCCAGCACTAATGTAGTCAATGTCTCCATTGGCATTTAAATATTCAAAGATGCTTCTAATTGGCTGTCCAGAAAGGACACTGCTGCCAGAAGTTGTCCTCATTAGCCAGCCTTTACGAGCCCCTAAACGTCCATACTTATCAATGACACAATTGGAAGCACGAAGGGCAAACCCGTCAGACAGCAATGCTCCACTCTCTTGGGTGTTAAGCCCATAGAAGCCTGGAGCAGCAACTGTTGCGCTAACAAGTTCTTTCATGTCGTATACCAAATAGTTTCTTCTGGGTGACGAGCAGCATCATAAGCAATTTCATCAGCCAACGAGTTTCTGCTTGCTTGGAAAGCATTGATGCTTGTTGTTCCTCCGTCTTCTCCACGTTCCTCAATGGCTTTAGAGACAGCCAACAAGAAGACAGGCTGGTGAGGAATGACAATGACATCAGCATCTAGCACAAGAGGAACAGGACGAATGACACAATTAAACCTAAGCTGATAAACACCATCAGGAATTGGGTAGATGTCCACTTGTGTATCTCCATCATTAGCCACCCCATTGAAGGAATAAAACTGAGGAGCTCCTGTGGCGGGAGACATATTTAGAAATTGATTATCAAACCACACAGAGGTTTTATATTCCATAAACCTATTGGAGGTGTCGTTAATGACATCAATAATGCTGAAGTTGTTCTGGCTACTATTGAGTTCATAGTTGAACACATTAGCTTGTGTGGTGAGTGTAAGAGTGGTTCTTAGAGCACTCCACTTCCAAGCATTCTCCACCTCTGCTTTAGCATCATTAACAAAGTCACCAATGAGCTTGCTATAGGACGTTTGAGAGACAGCCCCCACTTCCCTTTCTCTAAGTCTTCTTAGAACCTTGTTAACCATTTCTAGATATGTCATCTTTATTCCTTTAACTTATAAGTATTATAACATAAAAAATAAAATAAGTCAATACATATAAGTAACTTTTATGTTACCATTTCACCTTGTCAGCCCAATATGCAGCACTCATCTTGCCCTTGGCTATGTTGCTGGCATGACGAGCCTTGAAACTTTCTCTACGCTTTCTATAGCTTTCACTCTCCCCTTCCTTCTTTGGACTGCCTGACACCCCTTGTTGTCCAAAGCGAATGGTTTTGACATTGCTGCCCTCTTTAGCCACAACAACATGGCTTTTTGTTGGATGGCTTGGGGTGCGCTTTGGTTTGTTATACCCAGCCACCCCTGCTCTTTCAAGTCTGCTATCTTTCATATATACCCCTTAAAGCCCTTTAAACGCCCATTAGAGGCGTTTTATTAGCCTCCCCTATACCACCCCCGCCTGAACAGAAATAACGGCTTATACGCTGTTTTGAGAGGTTGGTATACATCTATAGCCAATTTTAGCTATTGGTATTTCCTTTAACACTTCTTCTGCCAGCTCTTTAGCATAGCTCTTACATTCTTCCACATTATGAAATAGCTTAGGAATGTCTTCCTCAATGAGCTGGCAACTACTAAGGCACACCATAAGCTGTGCTATAAACATCATTTCTTTTTCTTCTTAGCCATCCCTGCCTCAGACAAAGCAATGGCTATGGCCTGTTTCTTGCTTTTAACAACAGGGCCTCCCTTGCCGCTATGGAGAGTTTTTTCTTTCCATTCCTTCATCACCTTCCCCACCTTGTCTTGTTTCTTCATGTGTTTCTCCTAAGATAAAAAGAGAGCTTTCTCATCTAGCCTACGGTTTTGCAAGCCCTTTAATATTTTACCACCAGCCATGCAATATTTTAATAGTTCTTCTGCGGCTCCTTCTTTGTCTCCTCGGTTTAGCTTTTGTCTTAATGTAGACCTCTGAAGAGTACCTAAGCCTACATTAAAAGAGAAGGACACCAGGGCATCAAACATTCCCTGAGAAAGCTGTGTTGTTATAAACCTATCCACTCCCTGTTCAAAACGCTTAAGGTCTGCTTTAAGAATGTTGCTCACTTCTTCTTGTGTAAATGTTCTATTGTCTTCTTGCTTTAGAGCAAACCCATCTCTCTCATTTATAGAAAGCTTGCCTTGTTCTGGATAGAGGACATGACCCACTCCTATTGTCCAAAGCTTAGCAGGACACCTGTAAGGCTTTAAGCGTAGCCCCTCATGGTGTACAATCATTTTGATTGCTTTGTCGCTTACATTCATTTACCAAAAGCCCTACCACCAAAATGGAAAGCTATGATGGAAGCAAACAACGCTTGTGTTTCATTGTCCCACAAATGTTCAGCCATGTTCTCAAAAGAAATGTCGTACATAAATCCATGCACCACTAAGGCAACATCAATAGCCACTAACAAAAAGAAAAACCCATATGTTATAACAGGACGTACACTTGCTCTGAGGTTTTTCACCCACTGACTAGTTCCTTCATTTAAGCTAACATCATGTGCATATATAGCCTGAATCTCCGCTTGTTGTGCGGAAATTATAGCTGTTTTCTCCGCAGACTTGGTTTGTATTTCTATTTGTTCTGTATGAATGGCTTCCACTCTTTCTTGTGCTTCAAAGCCTAGCTTTCTAAGGGCTAGTTCTCTTTCAGTTTGAAGCTGTGCTAAAGCCAATTCATGTTTCTTATCTCCCCTATCTTGAAAGAAATCAAGAAGCTTAGGCAACCCTCCCATTAGAAAAGAAACAATTGTAGAGAGAAGAGTTAACATATTAGTCCTTTATATTCCACACACTGCTTTAGAACAAAAAGTAAAAGCCTCCCATGCAGCCCAGACAATGGTGGCTACAACAACCACCACTACAGCCACAGCAATTATTATTTCTGTAACCTCTTGTTCTCTTCGTTTACGCTTTGCTTCTGCAACACTGTCTTTCCTGGCTTGTTCAGCGTTAGCGGCATCCATGTCTGAGGCTCTTTTCTTTATATTCTGCCAAATATCCATGTTGTTTGTACTAAAGAACAAGTTCTGAAGTTCTTGTTCAAAGTCTCTTTGAGCCTTCAAAGCTAGTTCAATTTCAATAGCCTTAGCCATTGAAGAACCACCCTTCTTCTTTGCTTGAGCAACTGCTTTAGTGGCTGTATGCTTGGCTTCAAAATATTTACCAATCATTGGCCCTAAAGAAGCCACATCATCTACAGTTTTAGAAGCCTTCTTGATGAGAGCAACAGCACTTTGTACCGCTGCTAGGGCTGTAATTGGATCAATCATATTCCAAGCAATTTCTTAACAAACTCAGCAGCTACACCGGGGCCAAGCAAAATAGCTGCAAGAGTGATGTAAATGAGATATTCAATTTTAGTCATACGCTTACTACCATCATCAAGCTGTTTTTCAATGGCTTGATAACGCTCGGCACAAACTGCTTCATGCACCGACAAGCGGGTGTCTAAAGATTCATCACTCATTTAGGAGCCTCTGGCATCTGCCAATTCTTCACAATGTCCATCAACTGCTCGACAGTTGTGCAAGCATCAATGTCTGCCTTTACTGCTGTGGCTGTTGAGCGCACAGATGCTCGCCATGTCTTCCATGCAGCGTTCATTTCTGTGCCTGTCTCAAACGCCCTTGCCGCCATCCAATCAGACGGTTGCAGGGTGGAATACACCTGCTGGTCAATCATTGCCTTGTGAGTCGATTTAAGACCCTTGGTGACCACCTGATTGCCAGCCTCATCCAGCATCGGTGTGCCGTCCTCATTCACCTCATTGCGGTCATCAAGCAACTTTGGTGTGTTGGTGTAGGTCAAAGATGCGCCAACCAAGTTCTCGCTCACCCAATAGAACCTGTCATCTGCTCTGCTGCCTGTGACCACCACTTCTTCTAGCCCAATTGCTGCCTTCTGTTCAGGCGTTGCTTGAGCCAGCCATTGCTGTGGGTAGGTGATGCCACCCAAGGTGAATTGAGTGTATTCGGAAATGTGTTTGTTTTCAGTTTGTGAATAATACATGGTTGCTCCTATTAGCGGGCATTAGAGAATTTCAGAGGATTTTCGGCGAAGGCGGCATAGATGTATGTGCCGCCAGAAGCATTAGACTCAGCCCAAGATGATGTATTTCTAGGTTTAAATCCATTACTTAAAACATCAAATGCAGTCAAGGTTACATTAGTTTCTTCAGCACTTGAAAGATTGGCATATATTGGGCCGGGATTTGTGGTGTTATAGGGTTGCCTTGCTGTGTCATACATAATCCAGTTTGTTGTTGTATCAGTCCGTTTAATCATAAAGAATCTAGGTCTAAACCCACAGAACACAAACGGCCCATCCGTGCTTCCATTGCCAGTGTAGCTGCCAAAGGATGAATAGCCGGGGATGGCGGCGAAGCAGTAGGCTACATATGTATCAGTAGAATTATTTGTTGTAACGGATGTGCCAATACCTAATGTTGTTGATGTTGCGGCTGTACTTCCCCAAAGACTTGTTGATGTGCTTTGTGCCGCTGTGCTATCAAGCAGTATGTATGAGGTTGTTGTATTGGAAAGACCAGTATGCCAAACAGCCCAATTTCCTATGCCTCCAGTACGCCTTTTAACAATGTACATACTAGGCGCAACACCCAACCCATGCCCCACCGTAGCATTAGCACCAGTACCCGTATAAGTAACAATCGAGAACCCACTCGTTGTATTCGCTGACACCGTGCTGGTGATGGTTCCTGCGGTGTTGCTTACGCCTGTGCCGTTGGCTTTCCAGTTCCATGCGACATAGGATGTTGGTGATTCATTTACTTCATTGTTCGTCGTAGCAACAGAGAACCCATTGCTATTAAACGCAGTCATCTGTGAGGTGTAGTTAAGTTGCGCTGTCGTTTCGTTGGATGCCAATCTCCAGCCAGCCCCACGCACCGAATCGTATAGACTGTGTGAAATTGCACCACTTCTGTTTTTAATCCATACAAAATCTGGTTGGAAACTCGTCCCATTAACCGCATTACTAATGCTTTGGCTTGTGTTATTACCCGTATACAGCGTAGCCGCAAAATACCCCGCACCATTCTTAACAGTCGGATCAGACAGGTTGGTTGTGTTCAGCGCAGAATATCCCGATGGCACGGCATAAGAGAAGGGGCGCTGACCGAAGTTGAATGAATCTGGGCTTGTTTCTGCGCTAGATACCGCTGGAGCAAACTTGCCTGCTGATTGCGTGATAGATGAAAAAGCAGTCCCCTGACTTGTTCCGTTTTTGTAGAATACTAAAGTTCCGGCATCAGAATTCCACGCAACACCAATGATGTTTCCGCTAGAATAAGTTGCTCCATAAGCACCTTGGTTGCCGTTGTTATATTTGTTTCCGTCAGACCTGTAACCGTAATCTCCTCTAGAACCGCCACCAATTTCCGACCCTGCTGCTGGTAATTGAGGGTTGTTCTGAATGTTGGCAATACCAATCATTTCATTGTTGGCGCTTGAACAAGCCGTCACTTCCCAATACCACTTACCTGTTGTTGGCAGGGTAAAAGATGCCGCCGCAGAACCATGAGATGCAGTTGAGCCACGGCTGTAATCTAAGTTTCCATTGGATATGGTTCCAGCAGGCACAAGAATCAGCGGATTCAACACACAGTAATTCCCCCGCCCATTACCGCCATCTGCGTAGCCACTCCCGCTAGGCACATCCAGCATGGAGTCGTAGGTAGAACCTGCGGTGACGCTGATGTTGTTAGGTGTCCAGTTGTTGCCGTTGCCTGAATAATCCTTGCCAATGGTGGTGGATGTTGCTGCGCTGTTGTCGGCAAAAGTCAGGAAAAATCCATTTGTCCCGTAGCTTCCCGTGTATTTCTTTGCAACCCAAGAGCCGGTGATGGTGTCTGTTTGTCCGAAGCTAGATGGGGTTAGCGCTTGACCGTCGATGAAATTGATTTCGGTGAGGTAGCCGTCGAAGTATTGTGCGCCGCCAACATTTTCAGACAATTGATGTTTAATCGTGTTATTTACACCGCCGTCATAATTTAGGCTGGGCCATCCACTACCTGAGCCTGATGTTGTTGATTGAAGAACGCCATTAACATAAATTTTTATTCTATTTGTATCTGTTGCCTGAGTGCTATCAAACGCAACTACAAAATGATACCAAGCAGAATAATCTCTAAAGACTGCCGAAGTGTTTCTAAAATATTGATATGCAGAACTTGAGTAAGCATATACAGCAATCTCGCCACCAGACCCTAATTGGATCGTGTACATATCACTAGCAGAAGTCGATGCTGTAAATAGTCCAGTAGACAATGCCTTTCCAATTTTTACCCACGCACTCCAAGTCCAAGTCTTACGGTTTCCAGCACTAGCAGGAGTCCTATTCAAATAAGCACTCGCACTAGAGCGCAAACGCACACTTCGGCTAATCTGGTAGCCGCCTGTCTCAATGGCATTGGAGTTTGCTAAGAGGCTCAAGACAAGGCTCCTGATGCGGTGCAATAGACATTCGTACCGTCCGTCATGTACGAAATCAAATATGTACCCGCTGCGCTAACCGTGGACAGGAAGGTTGCTCCCACCTTTGTAGTTGCCGCTGCTGTGATGACGTAGCCACCTGAGTTGACCAAGAGGACATACCCGCTTTGCCCTGCTGTGATGTTAGTGAATGTGAGAGCGCCTGTGGCTGTGGGGGTGCATTTGAAGTTGTTTGTCACATTCATGTCGAAAGACAGGTCATTGTCTGTCGTCACTGTGCCTCGCTGAGAAGCTGAAAAGGTTTGAACAACAGAATTGCCAACCAAGGTTGTAGTGGCTCCTGGCAGCGTTACAGTTGCTGTAATGTTATTTGTAGGAGTGAGAGTTGTAGACCCACTGCTTGCTGCATTTAATGATAGAGTTCCCATATATGTTCCTTATTTA